CGTCAAGGGTGTACTGGCCGGGCTGCTGCATGTTCGCGAGGAACATGGAGCGGCCCACCTCGTCACGGATGCCGCGAAGCTGCGCCCTAAAGCCGGGTTTCGCAATCGCGCCGTTTACGGAATAGCCGTTGGATTCCACCTTATCCCACACGCCGTTAGGCTCATACAGCGCCGCGAAAAGGTCAGAACCGGGGGCCACGTTGTTACCGGCCTGCCGGGCGGTGGTGATGATGTCAGCACGCCAGCCAGCGGGGCGGTTGATGCCAAAGATGGCCGCACCGTCAACCCTCGCGCCGATGGCCTCGGTTACGCGGGGCGTGACCTGGCCAAAGATGTCAAACTCCGCATCGCTAAACACGGCCTCGGGAATGGGCACGATTACGGCCAGCTCCTCCGCGTTGAGGAATACGTTATCCCACGCCTGTTCGCTGGTCTGCTTAAAGCCGGTATCGCCCGTCACCCAATAGGCGGTGGGCAGGAAGTCCAGCACCCGGATGCGGGTCTGGTTGCTGGTCATGTTGGGAAGTTTCCGCGCCAAGCTCAAAAACGTGGAAGATTTGGGCGCGTCCTGCTCGATGGCCTGTACTACTTGCTGGCGAATAATCGCCTCGGCTTGCTCTCTGGTAATCATAATTTTTTATTCTCCTTTTCCATACAAACTGCGCAGGGCCGCATTGGCCTCTGCTGTGCTGCCCTTTTCGGGCGGGGGATTCTGCGGGCCGGGCGTGGGGCCGGTGAAGCGTGAAGCGGATTCAAACAAATAGTCATTGTCCTTCTTCACGGCTTCGAGCGCCGCCGCAATGTCGGCCTGCTGGTTTTTGCTGTTTTGAAGCGTTGCGGTGTCTAAAAGTGCCATAACGGCCTTTGCATTGCGCGGCTTCATTCCTGCAACGGCGGTTTCCAGTGTGCGGGAAAACTCGATTTCCGCAAGTTTCCTCTGATACTCCGTGTCCTTTGTGGTCAGGTCGGCGGTAAGTTGGGCAACCTTAGTTTTAAGATCGCTTACATCCACACCCTCAAAAGCCTTTAGTTTTTCCTGCACCTCGCTAAGCTGCGACTGTGCCGCCTCTGCTTTCGCCTTCTCCGCGTTTACATCCTTGCCGTTTTCGGCCATGATCTGGTCAATTACGATTTGATCCAGGCCCAGCCCCTTTAGAAACTCGGTTTTCATTCTTTACTCCTTTTTCGATAGGCGTTTTAGGTGTCTGCCATCACCGTGTCGATGCCGCACATTAGGCTTGCGACTGGCCGAATAAAAAAAGCGCCCCGCGCCTTGCTAACCGTTCTTTCGTTGCGCCCACACCGCTTTCATGGCCTCGCTGTGTCCAAAGTCCATGACTTGCTGCCGGTTTGTGCGCTGTGTCCTGCCGGTGTCGCGGATGAATTGCTTTAACTCCGCTTCTTTGGCCTTTAGCTTGAGCTGTGCGGCGGTTTTCCCGTCCGCGTCTCCGATGCTGTCAGCGGCTAAAATGCGCCGCTTCTGTTCGCGTATAGCTCGCTCTATCTTGCGCTGCTCTTGGGATTCTTCGTATACCTTCGCATTTTCTTCGAGGTTGTACGGTTTGTACGTTTGTTCACTCAACCCCTCAAAGAAAGGGTAAAAATCATGGCCACAGTTAGCGCCCTTTAGCCCCGTAACTGTTCCGTAGCCGGTGGAATCAACCAGATTCGGATATTGCAGCGTCCCGCCGTTGATGCTAAAGATTTTCCCCTGCCATACCGCATGAGAGGGCCTAGCGCCCATGTGGCTTGTTACCTCTACCAGATTGGAACCCCACTCCCGCGCCCGCTGAATCTGCATCGTGCCCGCCGTTTGGGAAGTGCTGGTCACAATGGCCCGGCGTACAGCCACATCAATATGATTGCGCGTGCGTTTCCCCGTTGCGCTGATGTAGTCGGCCCCGGTTATGCCTTTGTCGGCCAGGTTGCGAACCGCCTTTTTAACGGCGGTATTGTAGTCCGTAACGCCTAGCGAGGTTTCGAGGTATGTTTGGTTGATGATACCTAAAAAGCCCTCCTGCGCGGACTGTAGCGCCGTGGTGTTGATGAGGTTGAAATAGTGCCTTGTGTTGTCCACGGCCCCGGTAATGATCTGTTGCAGCATAGGTGAGGCCATCAGCGGGATAGGTGCATACGGCAGATACCCTTGCGAGAATGCCGCTTGGTATATCCGCTCGTCAAGCTCCAGCGCTTTGTATCCAGCGTCATGCAGGATTTTCTCTATCTCTTGCATGGTCTTGCCTGAATGCTTTTGAATCGTGCGCAAGTTCTCTTTGTTCAGTGCCCCAAGTTGTTGCAGCTTTTCCACTTGCCAATCCAGCACCGAATCCGGCGTGATTTCATCGGCAATAGAAAACCGCTTCGCCACGTTCACAAGCAAATCGTCCTCGATTGCTATGTAAACCCTGATTAGCTCCTCGCTCATGGCCTGGATTTCGCCGGGCGACATCATGCGCCATCACCGTCCGCGAAAAAGTCAGGGGATGCAGGAGCGCGGGCCGCAATGTCAGTGGCTAGTTTTTCGGCGGCTTCCTCGCTCAATCCATAAACCCGCTTGTAATACTCCACATTATCGATGATGCCCGCCTGAACCTCTAGAAGCGCCTGACGCGCCGCCGCTTCGCTGTCGGTCATAACGCTATCGCCCCAATCGAAAGACATCTGTGGGGCCGCTTTGCCAAGCCACAAGGCTATTGCTGCCGCCATATCGGTCAGCGCGGTTTCAAGCGCCCTTTGAATGTCCGTCACCGTCACATACAGCCGCTGCTTGCTTATGCGCACCTCCGTGGCGGTCTTGTCCGATACCGCCGGGTCGCTGATCGTGCCGTATGCCAGCCCGCAAACAAACTCGATCATTTTAAGCTGGTTTTGATAGCCCTTGTAAAGATCGTCCGCTCGAATTTCCGGGCTGAACGTATCCAGCAGCGGTTTGTCGGTTGCGCCGGTGTTGTACTCCATTGTGCGGTATAGCCGCTCGTTGCCGCCGGGATACTCAAAGTTGCCGGTGCCTTCGTTGCGCTTTAGCATGCTTGCCGCGACATGAACCGCCGCTTGCTTGGCTTCGTACTCCCAGCAGATATTGGAATATTTCTTGTCGGCTTCTTTAATAAGTTTCGCGGCCCGGCCATAAACAGATATGCCCAAAGGTGAATCAGGGTCTATGGTGTTGGCCAGCGGCACCCGGAAATAGCCGAACGGCAGTTTATCGCCCTGTATCGGCGCGGCTTCCTGCATGGTTGCCCATTGCGGCACGGTTGCCAGCGCAATAGACTGCCCCAGCGATACGCCCGCATTGTCATTTTGGAATGCCAGGTTGATGATCTGCCTTTGCGGGAGCGAGTAATATTCCAGCCGGGTAAAAACCACCCTGCCAGAATAAAGCTGCTCTACAAGCACACACTCCGAAATATGCCCGGAACTATCGAACGCAAGCGGGAAAAACCGATCAGCCCGGATGTATTGCGTGGCAATTTCACCGTCCGCGCCGATGTACGGTTTCATCAGCGCACCGCCAAGAGCACAGCCATATTCCACCGGTACGCGGATGTCAGCTAATACCCGCTGGTAAACTTCATCCACGGCAGGATCACCCGCCGATGATTTCAGCTCACAAGTCGCAAGCCGGGCCAGCTCCATGGCGATTGCGCCGGGGATGCCCGCGCTTTCGATGCCCTTCTTGCAGGATAGCCACGGCGGCGTATCTTCGTACATTGCCGCCCATAGCTCGATGGCCTTGCTCATATCAGCATTCATGCAGGAATTAACATCAAGCCCAACGCCCTTTAGCGCCTTGATGATTGCTTGCATCATCGTTGTATAGGTCATGCTTTACCTCTCGTTTCTAACAAGCTGCGAGATTAGCCGCTCGAATGTGTATTCAAACGCATCTAGCGTGTCAATATCGCTTGTGCCGTTATCCAGCCGCTCATCGTCCGTTGTGTTTTTCGGATTCCACACAGCTCCCGAAAACGCATCATCCAGCGTTTTGCATTCCTCCGGCATATAAAAAAAGCGCCCCTGCGCCATTAGCCTAAGCGTTGCCCTGATTCGGTCGTTGATCGTGGTTTTTAGCGCATTCCCGATTGCCGGGGCCAGCCACGCCATGCCCGCCTTTCGCGCCGCCGTTCTTAATCCCGCTATAAGCGTTTGCTCCGCGCTATCGCAATACACATGATGGATAACGCCGTAACGGTCTATGATCTTGCGGCAGAAGTCTATGAACAGATCCCCCAGCTTGTCCGGGTCTATTTCCTCGCGCTGATCGCCGCGCATGTGCCGTTCCGATGCAAGCGCTATCAAATGATTGTATCCTCGCGTGATGCCCGCCGAAACGAACGCATGCCCGGACTTGCCGCCGCCAAAGTCCACGCCGATGTTGATTTCCATAAGGTCTTTTACATCTTCGGGCTTAATTTTATATTTCTCGCGGTTGTTTGCGAACACTTGATATATTGCGCCATCAGCCGTTACCCACAGGCCCCTAACATATCGGTCAAAGAATACCCCCGTAAAGCTCGCCTTTGCCTTCTCTAGCGCCTTTTCGGTCAGTGAAGGGTTATCCTCCATCAGGAAGTGAAGATGCTTTGCGTTGTGCTCTGCGGGCTTTAAAACCCATTCCTTGTAAAACCAGTGATTAGGGTTTTCCGGGTTGCAGTTAAACCATAGCTTGGAATTGTCGATGGATAGCGTTCTGGCGATTGCCTGATCTACAAACGATTGCGGCATAAGCGCAACCTCGTCAAACAGAACCCCGGCCAGCGTGATGCCCTGAATCAGCATGTAGCTGCTCTCATCCTTGCCGCCGAACACATAGAAATAGTTGGTCTTGCCGCCGCGCCTGACGGTCAGCAGGGAAGTGGAGCGCGAATAGCTCATGGCGTATTTTTTGCGCATGCTCCCAATGCTCATCAGCGGCGCGATGATGTTCCGCTCCGCGCTTCGCACCGTCTTGCCGCTTATGCCAAAGCTGGCCCCGTCAAAGAGTGCCATTGCCCACTCGATGAAGGCAATAACCATGATCGTGGTTTTCCCGCTTCGCACAGCGCCATCACATATCAAAGCATCGTATGGCTCGGCCATGAACTTGAATATCTCTGCCTGTTTCGGTGAAATAGAATCAAACCTCATTTTTTCACCGCCTCGGATATGGCCTCAAATAGGTTGTCGCTTTCCGCATCGTCTTGCGGCCTGGTGGTCTTGTCTCCGAACAGCCCCAAGTGCTTACCAATCAGCTCTAACGCTCTAAGCTTATCGCCCATCTTTATTTCCACGCCCGCCTGCGTCTCTTTTATGCCAGCAATCGCGGCCCGCTTTTCGGGGGGGATATCATCAGTATCCTGTAATACGACCCGATTCTTCAAAACCTTGGCAAAGTCGCTTATATCGTAAAACCCGATAGCGGCCAATTCGCGCAGTACTTTATCCTGCGTTATCTCCGTGCGCTTCTCGCGCCGCTCGGCTCCGCGCTGGACAGCAGCGGCGATATTAACATTTGCCAACAGCCGCCCACCCTGCGCAACGGCAGTATTTTTGCTGTACCCTGCTCTGATCGCCGCCTGTGTCGCGTTGAGGTCTATGAGGTACTCCGCGACAAAGCGCTTTTGTTTCGGCGTAAGCTCGGTCACGGTATCACTCCTTCTTTATTCGTTGTTTATTCGCTGTTCCCGCATATCCATGCTATCAGCCCCGCTATTTACGGCACCTGATGCATAGTTATGCAGGATTGTTTACCGCTTGGCCCGGTATCGGCACTCTTTGAGGGTGCAGCGCTTGCGGGCCTTGTCGTAGTGCTTGCACTCCTTGCAGGTCTTGGGGGTTTCTATCCACACTATTTCCATTCCTTGCGCTCTCCGCTTAGGGTGATGGTGTCGGGATGGAAGGCCACAGGCTGCATTAGCTTTTGTTCTGGATACCCGCCCATGTCTAGCCATGCCGTGCAAACGAATACCAGCGTCTTGGCCCGTGTAACTTTGTTATTGCGCGGATCGTATATTATCCGGCCAGAAGGTGCTTTTGCGGGTTTGTGCGTGTGGCCTGATATAATACCATCCACGCCCTCTACGGCCAATTGGTAGGCGTTGGGCTTGTTCAGGCCGCTGCCTAGTAGCATGCCGCCCCCAGCACCGTGAGAAACGAGGAACGAATAGGCTACGCGCTTATTGTGTGAATCCTTGCCCAGCGTGATCTTGATGATGCCCGCATCCTGGGCGTATGTGTCCTCTATGCCTAGCTCCCGGCAGATATCTTCCATCACGTCAATAGAGACTTCCCGGCTTGTGCGGTATTCGTGGTTGCCTCGCACAGCGCGGATGATTTTATCTTTGACCGGGCGCAAATAGTCAATCATAAGATGCTTTTGCTCCCGTGGCGTGTATAGCTCGGTGTATATGTCCGTCTTGGATGTTTTGATGCCGTTGTCGATCAGATCCCCGGCCAAGATGATGGCGGCGTTGTCCTGCGCCCCGATCATCTTTAGGTAGTCGGAGAAGGCCTTTTCCATGCATTGCATAGAGCCTAGATGCACATCCGAAATAGGATAAAGGGTAAGCTGCTTTACGTCCTCGCCGTACTCTTTTGTAATAACCTTAATCGTCATCACCGCCAGTCATGCACACAACGGGTATCCCCGCCGATTCTGCGTATTCTATCTCTCGCCGCATCCCCGGCGATATTGCGCCCCAGTAGTGCAGCTCGTCACACCGGGCCAGCACTTCCAGCCCGTGGGCAAGCCCTTCTTCCCGGTCTGTTTCTTCGTCTAGCATCTGGGTAAAAAATGCATGCGGCGCAAACGGCGTATTTCCTAGC